GTTGGATAAACGTAGACCGAGACGGCGATGGTATAGCTGAATTAAAACACGTTATAATTGCAGGCAAACATATTTTGTTTGAAGAAGATGTGGACTTAGTTCCGCTTGCATCTATTACACCTATTGATATCCCACATGAGTTTTATGGTTTGTCCATGGCAGACTTTACTCGAAGCGCAACGCTTGCATCAACGGCTATATTAAGAGGATTTGTTGAGAATACATACTTAACTAATTACTCTCCTAAGCTTGCTGATCCAAACGTTGTAGACTTCTCTGCATTACAGAATATGAGACCTAAACAGATTATACCTACTAACGGTAATCCTAATGGTGCAGTTGCAGCAATGGCTCCTGAAGCTATGGCTCAAGGCACAGTACCTTTACTAAATCATTTGCAAGTTATAAAAGAACAAGCAACAGGTATGAGTAAAGCCGCTCAAGGATTAAATGACGCATTGTATATATCTGGTAACTCTGAAGCTAAAGTCGCTGCAGTACAAACTGCTAGCCAAAAGCGTATTCAACACATTGCTAGAAGGTTTGCTGAAACAGGAGTAAAACGTCTTATTGAAGGTGTTTACCACTGCATGCGCGAATCATTAAATAAAAATATAGGCCTTGTTGATAACGGGATATTTTATTCTATAAACCCTACAGATCTTCCTAATGATATGGAGTGTGATGTACATCTAGATATAGGAGAAAACTCTAATCAAAATATGATTGCTAAATTAGGTAAAGTAGGTGGTGAAATACTTCCATCGCTTAACGAGCAAGGTCAAGGTATGATTGTTAAACCTACAGCACCAGCAGTACTAGCTACTAAGTTAATAGAAAACTTAGGATTAGATTCAAATGATTTCTTAGAAGACTATACAACAAATGAATTTAAAGATAAAGCTGCTAAAGCGCTAGAAGAACAATCAGCACAAGCGAAACAAACTGCTGACTTAGAAGCTAAGAAAGCTGCTGCAGAAGCAGAACAAGTCTCTGCTAACATAAGCTTTACACAAGCACAAACTAAAAATACGTATGATGATAATGCTAAACAATTAGCAGTATCTATAGATAGACACTTCCAAGAGTGGGAGAAATTAAAACTAGAAGCTGGTAAAGAAGGATTAGACTTAGGTCCGCGTCCTGATTACTCTGCTATCATAATGATGGCAAAACAGCTAATTGGCGAAGGGCAACCTCAGCCACAACAACCAGGGCCTGAGATTGGGCCTGACAATTTAGGAGCTCAATAATGGCAACAGTAACATTAACAGCCGCTGGTATAGGCGGTACACAGTCAGGGACCATCACAACTGCAGGCGGTTCTGGCGGAGGTAAAGTTATCGTAACTAACGATAGCGATTCACCTATTACATTTAAAGTATCTACAGCAGGATCAGTAGTATTAACTGATCAATACTGTGATGCTAAAGGCTATAAACTAATAACAGGACTTAACAACGGTGCAACTACATTAACTGTTGTATCAACTGCTCATGGCACATCTGCACAGAGCGGTGAGGTTATTTACCTAACATTAGTAACTTAATAAAGTATAATGGATAAATATCGTAGAGCAGCTGAGAAGAAGCTGGGCGATAAAGTCCACCCAGATATAATTGCGCAGGAAGCTTTGGATAAAGCAGAGTTTTCTTCGCGAGAGCGGGAGTACTTTTTCAATAACGCTTATGGTGATCTACTTGTAGATTATTTTGTAGAGTGGTTAAAGACTGCGCCACATGAAATAAAACACCGTGAGTTTATATATAATAGTGCGCTTGCACTTGGTGACGTTAAGTCACGATTAATACAAGCAGAGCAGTTAGGTAAAAATATACCGCACATGAAGGACATGGAGGACAACAATGCGTTTAATTGATTATGAAATATTAGTTAAAAACTGTGAAGACATTATCAACACTCTTGAGCATGACTCAATGAGATCATCTGGAAAGATGAAGATGAATTCAGATCAGCTTTTAGCTTTATACAGTTTACTACCAATTTATACAGAAAAAGCAGCTAAACAGAAAGCTGATACTGTAAAGGTAGTTAAAGCAAAACCTGCACCTAAAAAGAAGGAGGGTTAATAAATGGACAACGAAGAATCTCTACCCAGCACGGATGACGTTCAAGTTGATGGTCAATCTGAAAAACAACTCTTAGATGCCGTACTAGCAAATTCTGAACTTGCGCAGCAAGCTGGAATTGTACCGCTACCAGAAGAAGAGATTGTCGAAGATGGCCCGGTAGAAGCAGTTGAACAAGAAGACCAAGATACTGAAGAAGCCGTTAGTGAAGATGAAGGTGAGGAAGTCGAAGTAGTTGAAGAGCAGGACTCAGATGAGGATGCCGCTGTAGAAGCCGCTACCCAAGAAGCTGAAGTTTACACAGCTGACGACTTGGACTTAGATGCACAGGTCTCTGTTAAAATAGACGGAGAAGAAACTGCTGTATCTTTTGGTGACCTACTTAAAGGTTACACAACCGAACAAAGTCTTTCTAAAAAGGGTCGTGAACTCGGAGAAGCACGCGCAGCTCTGGATGCAGAACGCCAAGAAAAACTAGAAGAACTTGACAAAGTTGTTTTAGCTTCTAGCGCAATTGTAGGCCAGACTGAACAAGCATTCGCTAAAGAATATCATGACATCGAAGCTAAAATTCAAAAAGCTAGAGATGATGGTGATACCTTTGAAGTTAACGAACTTAAAGATAAACGCGAGCAAGCACAGCAGAAATACTGGAAAGCTCGTAATCAACGCGAAGGAATGTTAAAGGCAGCAGAAGAACATAAGGAGAAAATTGCTAAAGAAACATTTGAAAAAGAAATCAAACAGTTTCAAGAAGCGATACCTGGTTTAATACCTGACTTTAATGAATCCGTTGCAAATAAGATCCGTGATTTTGCTATAGCAGAAGGAATTAATCCTGCAGCTTTAGATAGAATTACAGATCCTGTTATTGTTAAATTTGTTGACGACTACAGGAGACTGAAACAAGGCGTCACAAAGGGAGCGGCTAAACGAAAAGCAGCACCTGCGAAGAAAGCCTTGCCAACAAAGAAACCTGTGTCTGCTAAAAAGAAAGTCCAAAATCAAGAGTCATTAGTTAAAGCTAGAGCGTTTAAACAAGGTTCTAGTAAAGCTGATCAAGACGCTTATTTAAGACAACTTGCTTCTAAATCTCTAAATTTGTAATTAAGGGTTAGATACCCTAGGAGTATATCATGGCAAAGACAATCGGCTCAAGAGCCGTAGCAACCGGTCGTGGTGGTGCTGACGTAGCGTCAGGCACTAGCGACGCAATGGTCTCACAACGTGAAGACCTATCAAACTTTATCAGTATGATTACACGGGATGAAACACCATTCCTAGCATCTATTGGTAAAACAAAAGCAACAGCAATTCGTCACGAATGGCAAACAGATGCACTAGCAGCACCTGCAGATTCAAGAATCGCAGAAGGTGTTGACTATGCAGACGCTGGAACTTCAGCCTCATCTAATGAGTTTGGCACAGGTTTCACAACTGTTGGTGGAAATCGTACACGTTTGAGCAACGTATGTCAGATTAACGGTAAAGTTATTACTGTATCTGGTACACGACGAGCAATCGATCAAGCTGGTGTTGCTGACGAGTACGCATATCAACTTAAGAAGCGCGGAACAGAAATGCGACGTGACGTTGAGAGCGATCTTGTAAACACAGCTAACGTTGCTGTAACAGGAACTAATATCCGATCAATGGGTACACTTCGTTCTTG